TGAAAGCATCATTTGATGCTAATTCTTCACCAAGTAAACCATTAGTAAGAGGATTGCCTTGATCATCAAAATACTGAAGAGCAAACTTACGAGCATACTCATTACCGCCGTTGACAAGATCCAATGATGTATAATCAATGAACAATCCGATATCACGCTTACACTTGGTCTCTACTGCGGGATCAGCAGTATTTGATCCTGCTTGCATAGTAGTCCAAGCATTATCAATAATCTCCTGTCTATTCTGCTGAATGAGTCTGTAAGCGTCCTTAAACCGATAATCACTAGCGGTGGCAGGATCACCAGGATAAACGAAATCAGGATGTTCTACGGCAATATGAGCGGCAGCTCTATCAATGATTTCTTTGCGATTCCTCTGAATATATCTGTAGGCATCTTTATAACGTGATCTAGATGTAGTTTGAGGATCATTAGGATAATAGAAATCAGGATAATCAATAGCAATCTGAGCATTAGCTCTATCAATGATCTCTTGCTTGTTAGCATAGATCAAGTTAGCACCGTCTCTATGACGATTCGCACTTACTGGTCCTTGTGTTGGGTCAGTCCAAATACCGTTATTTCTAACAGGAAGAGTTTGAGTCGGATTACTGAGATAATATGTTACAATTGTAGTTAAGTTATCAATTGTACTTCTAACATCTGCACAAATTGCAGGGTCATTATTTGTAAGAGTTCCATTAGGATTATTAATAGTTACTCTAAATGATGTTGAATTTGGAACATCATAAATTGCAAATTTATCATTAAAATTAAGATTCTGAACACTATTAGTAATTCCAGCAGTATGAATATACTTGTTTTTTGGATATGTCTGACCAGTAACTGTTATTGCCAGATTATGATCTGTTGCTGTTGTAAATGTTGCTAAACCACCATCATATGATACTCCTGTAATTGAACCAGTGTTAAATGGTTCTTGGAATATCTCATTCAGTGCAAGAACCACTGAACTATTTCTAGTTGCAGTTGGGAAAGTGCCATCATTTGTAATTACATCGTAAGTATTTGTAGAAGCATTTAAATTACTCGTAAGGTCTGCAATTTGTACTGCTTCAATTTGATTATCTAAGAAATTAAGTTGAGCAGCACCAGTACCTAAGTAAGACTTGAGATTAGCTGCTTTTACAGTAGATAATTCATACTTTTTAAATACAACTTCTGATTCAACATTAATTGTCGGAAGTTGAATCAGAACTTCATTTGCATGAGGATCGCGAGCAAGACCAATACTAAATGGTGACCCAGTTACAGTATCTTCAAAATCAACATCATTCTCTACAGATACTTCACCAAACAACTTAAATCCAAGAGGATGGGTTGTCTCATCAACATACTTTTTATAGTCACTAAGACCTCTTGTACTTCTAATTACATATGAGAAGTCTTGATAATAATAACTATCTGTAATTTTTTGAGAAGATGCATTCAATTTACCAAGATCAGAGTCAAAGAATCCAACCTTTTTGATGAATCCATCAACATTTGCAAAAATATCTGGTTCATCAACTGAATAGACAGTTGATGTTGTTTGTTGAATTGCTCCAGTTAGAACATCATCAACTTTTACCTCACCAGACTTAACATGTAAATCAAGTAAGAAAGTATTTTTGCCAATCTCTTGAAGTCTGTTAATTACAGCATTCAATCCACCTGGGGCAGTTACAGTTTCAGATAATTTATATCCATTAGTAGATACATTTACCACAATAACTTTTTTATCAAATACAAGAGATTTTGCTAATGTATAGTCTGCTGTAAATTGACTTCCATTGTTATTAAATCTTGCACTCTTAACTTTACCAATATTATCGCTTTCAGCAAAAATTTCGGCATTTTTATCAACTACAGTAATTGTATCGTCCTTATCATAATTACTGCCGATTTTATTAATAGTAACTGAAGTAATTCTACCGCCAACAATAGTTGGAGTAAGTACAGCACCAGTACCTGTATTTGTGTTTACAATCAGTTCAATATCGTTAGAATATCTATTTCCCTGATTGATAACACTGACAGATTCAAAACTTCCACCTGTTATTGATTGAGTGAATTTAGCATCGTCTAACGCACCATGAACAACACCTAAAATTTTAGGTAATTTTTTATACCCCTCGCCACCATCAATTACAGTAATATCTTTAATTTCTCCAATAGCACTTTTAGAAGGAGTGCTGTATGAAACTACATTAACATACTCTAATTGTTCTGGTTGAAGAGGTAAAGTAAATTTATAATTAGTATCATCAACTACTGTGATAGTTTGAACGCCATCAGGTAGAGACAATACAGAGAAAAACTTCTCATTATAAACGACTTGAGAATTTTGTTCGTAGTAATATATTCTTGTTACATCATTATCCAACAGTGCAGATTTTTTGATAATCGCTCTAGAACCAGCTTGACCAGGAGTTCCCAAGTATTCAACATTACTAATAGGGTTGATATTTGTAGAATCTTCTGAGAAAGAAATATTATATCCGAAATTACTTCCATCACTAAGATCAAATGTGTATTCTGTTCCTCTAACTACTCTAAATTGAAGATCTCTTTTATAGTAATTGCCAGTATTAGTAGGGTCAATTTCATAATATGTTGTAACTGCACCCACACTATCAATAGTAACCTGTCTACCTGCAGGGGTAGAATCATCTAGAATTTCACTAGCGTCAGTCAAAGATCCAGAAGCTACTCTAACCTCAAATGAAGTTGTTGCTTTATCAATACTATAAATCACTCCTGAAACACCAGGAGTAGAAATTGAAGATCCAACAGTAAGTCTGTAATCAGGATCATTATCTGGAATATGCAGTGATACTGCATTAGTAGCAGCATGAAGGCGAATTGGAGTACCAAACTGAGATCTCTCAACAGTAAATTGATGTGTTGAATAGTTAATTGATGTGATTTTTAAAATCTCATCATTAATCATGATATAGTCATTCTCTTTGTAATTAGTAGAAACATCTACGTTTACAGTAGTTTGGTTGAATGAAACATCAGCGACCAAAACACTGTTTGCAACTGGAGGAGTATAATGAACTGTTTGATAATTTGATACTCTAACTTTAAACGTTTTAGTTGATACTAAAGATTGCCTATCAAGTTCTAATGTTACTTCATCGCCATTTGAGAGTAAGTGTGGTTCTGATGTTTGTACATTAACATCATACTTCAGTCCCTGCGCCACATATTGAGGACCAGAAATATCAACTGGCCAAGGAAGATCTGGGAGATTATTAGTTGTGGTAAATCCTGGGGCACTAAAACCAGCCTGGACACCATAAGATACTCTTGGTACTGATTTTCCCTTAATTCTCTCTACTCTACCAAAAGATCTAGATCCTTCAGTGTCAGTACTGTCAATATAGATGTAATCTAGATTTTTAAATGTATCACCACTAGATTTCACAGTAAATGAATTAATTTCTCCTCTCTGAACTTCACCAACAAGAAGAGAAGCATCAAATCCTCTGGATGGAGTATTTGCACTTCTGATTCTTCTTGCTCTAGGAGGAAGATTTGATTCATTTGATTGATTAAACTCAATATTAAAATTATATTGAGAAGGAACAGAATAATATGTTGTTCCAATAATATATGGATAAACTCCTGCACCAAGAGTATCTACAGTCAAGAAATAGCAATATCTACCATCAGGATATTCTGGCGTTTTACAGAAACGACCATTATTTTTGTCAAGACTACCATTTCCTTGAACAAATTCATAATCCTGGACAAAAGATCCCAAAGGATATTTTGTCGTGTTTGGTCTCGTAGAAAGTGGAGTGGATTTTAATGAATATGAACTAGTTTGTCTAGCTATTCCACTATTTTCATTCAATGGTTGTGAATACCCATATGGTCCATAAATTGGATTACCATCATAAGCCCAACCTAAAATTGGAGAGTGAGTATTGCCAGTTGTTTTCTCATCATAATTTGCATTTACACCCTGAACGTTGTCAACTAAACTGTGACGTAAAATTTTAGGATTTGATGGATATCCATATTGTAAGTTATATGCTACGTTTCTACTTGGATACAAATATCCATTACCACTATCAGATTTGATAGATTGAGCTGGACCCCAGTTCCCATTTGCATCTTGCTCATTTTGAGTTTTAAATACTCTATCAAAAGACCATTTTCTAACAATAGCAACAGCTTCAACACCAGATGCTTTTGAAATAATTCTGACTCTAATATTACTCTTATCAGTATAATCTACACCACCATTCAGAACAGTAATACCAGTAACTTGGTTATTGCTAATTTGTGCTGTGGCAAATGCTCCATTTCCTTTTCCTGTGATGTCAGTAATCTCTACCTTAGGAGCAACAACATAGTTTATGCCAGGATTAGTTACAGTAATATTTCTAATTTGACCATTTACTAAATCACCATCATTTTGAACACTAGCAGTAGCATCAAATCCATAACTAACTTCAAGAACACGATCAGATGTATATCCAGATCCACCATTAACAACTTCTACAGAAATTACTTTTCCATCAGTAATATTTGCTTTAAACGTAGCATTAGAACCTGTTCCATCTACTACTCTAAACACAGGTTGAATATCATTCTCAAATCCAAATCCTTTTGAATTTACAAAAACATGCGTAATATCTCCAAATTTAACATCTTCATAGTCTTGAGCACTAAAAGCCTCAACACCATTCACAAACAGTCCAACAGGAGTGTTTCCAGTAAATTGTTCTTGTGTATTTTTTTCTGGTTTTAATGGAATTGCTTTTAAAATGTTCTGATTCTTAATATCAAAACCCACTCCTCGGAATGTACCAATTGGATGAGATGGCAATCCAGTTGATGCAACATATGCAAAGTTTTCATCTTTATATACAGATGTTACATCTGAAGTAATCTTACTGACAGCATTATTGATCTGAACATCAGAACTACTAGCAGTCACACCAGTTTCATTCTTTCTCCATTCAGTAAACTGCTTTCTATCGTCAACTGTTCCGTCTTGAGAAAGTGCAATTACTTCATTTTCATTATAATAATTAGAACCATCAAGAATAGTTGTAGAAGAAAGAGATCCCAGTAATCTAAGTTTAATTTTATTAGATTCTACCTCAGCACCATCTTTATATCCAAAAAGAAATTCAGTAGTAATTACTGGTTGTAAATCCGCATGTGAAGCTGCAACGGTTCCAAAGGATCCTCTACCACAATCAATAAATTGGTTAAATGTTTTAAAGCGATATGTGATAACCTCATCATCAATTTGAATAATACCATTTAACTCTGGAAATCCAATAGTACTGTCAACAGTAATTACAGAACTCGTAGAATCCAATACTCCACGAACAATAGAACTACTAGGAATTGTAAAGTATTGATCATTAGTTACATTAAGTCTAATCTCATATACATTTTTTGTGCCAGAGGCATAATTTTGAATATTATTGACAAGAATTTGATCAACAACTGCAACTTTATTTACAGAACCACTAGCATCACTTTGTCTAAGTTCATTTCCAACCAAATTATATGGATCGCCATCAATTTCTTCAACTTTGATGATGTCATCAACGGTCCAGTCAGAATAAGAAGACTTAATTACATAATCTTTCGGATATCTAATCGTTACCTCTTCATCAAATAGTGATCTAAACAAAAATTCAATGGAAAGATCTGTTCCCTTATAACTATAAAAATCTTTGATATTTCTGACCAGAGTATCTCTGCTAATTTCATCAGAAATATTTTCAAATGGGAATCCATCAAGATATTCAATCTCATAATTCCTTACGATCAGGAATTTGATGAGATTTGATAAATTAGTAACTTTTGCGTCAGCTAAGTGAGTTGCAGCAACAGTAGAAGATGGTTTAGTGGCATTATCAGAATATTCCAAAATACCAGAAAATCCCCTCTCACATTCCAAGAGAGTTCGGGATGTTAAATTAACACTTCTATAAAAAATGATCTCATCATCAATCTTAACGACGCCATTTTCAGATGGAAGACCATCTAACTTATCTAAAACGATAGATGTGTCAGTAGAAGAAATATCTTGCTGCAGATCATATGTTTTTACTAAATCAAATTTTCTGAGATTATCTAAATTTCTATACTCAAGAAAATTCTCAGTAATATCTGAAATACCACCAACGATCTCTAATGATCTATAATATTCCTCAAAAAACTTGACAAATGTTGGAAATTCGTTGGCAACAAAATCTGGCAGTTGTTCTGCAACTAAATCCGAAATTTTAAGTTTATTAAGATCCATTTTAGACGTTTTCTTGGAATATCTGGAACAGACTGTCTTCTACCGAAAGGTTTAAATATACCTCTCTCACTGCAAGGACATCATCATTGTCAGGAATTGCTTGAATGAAAATTTCATTGTCTGCATTTGATCCACTAACAAAATTAATTGAATCAAGGATTACATCACCCTTTTCAAAGTTAACTTTTCCTACATTATCAATTAAAATCTTCTTAGTTGCGGTATTTGAGTCAATAGTATATATTCTAATTGTACCGTCCTCAATATTTTCCATATATGAATCATCATTAGGAAAGTTTACAGTTCTGAAAACTGAACTTGTGATATTGGTTTTCCCGTCGCAGAATTTTCTGAAAGGATTTTTATAGCACAGTAAATATTGAGCATTTGTACTCAATGCTGCTTTAATTTTCTTTCTAAGTGTGATGGCAGTAACATTACCAGTGATGGAACGTTCTGCTGCATCAACTACTGTAGAAATCTTACTTTTTCTTATCCTACCACCAAATTTACTGATACTATTTGTATCACGATATTGAGTAAGGTTTTCAATCACTACATTTCTCAACTGTTCTGGAGTCAAGTTAGTGTCAGTGCTTCGGTAATAAATTTTACTATTTACTAAAACTTCAACAATAGAGGGATCTACAATAACAGGAGTTACAGAAGCAACTGTAAATTTCTTTAACTTTGTTAAAATATCTCTCTTAGTTGAATTACTCAATACATCACTATATTTTGGTTTGATTGCAATTTTTACACGACCATATTCTGGTGGTTCTTCACTTTCTCCACCATATACAATAATATCGGCAATAGAAGAGTAAAGTCTCTGAGTAATAATTTTATAATCTTCTAATGTGACCGCTCTATTCTGAGATGAGTAAAACTTAGGAGCATTTCTCTTAATAGCAACTTCTTCTTCAATATCATCTCCACCTTCACTACCAGATACTACAGTAGTAGTGATTCCTGTCAAAACTCTGTTCAAACTTTCATCATAGATTTCTCCTGAGAAAACAAAGTTCTTTAATCTGTTTCCTTTCTGTCCAGAAGACACTAGATAGGAAACTTCAATCACATTATTATCGGATAACTTCTTACCTAAAATTCCATCTCCAAATAATAGCTCATATTGAGAATCATCTGTCTCTTGGACAAAAAATACTTTATCATCAGCAGTTACATCTAGAATATTTTCTGCCAATACATAGGTTTCTCTAGATGTTGCATTAGCACTCTCTTTTACCGTGATCTTAATACTAGTTGTATCTACATTCGCTGTGGGAATAATAAATTTTTGATTAGGAATTGTATTATCAACCAAATATGTAGTGCTAAGGTAAATTCCTTCACTGACTTTTAGTTGATCATCCCCTACATTTGAGATAAAGCAAATATTGTTAGTTACAGGAGAGACAACATCTTCTAAAATACCAAACTGAAATGTTTCTTGTCTGGACTCTGGATTTGAAGAAATAAAACAATTTCCCTTTCTTAAAGTAAGGAAAGATGGTACTAATCTTTGATCAACTGCTGCTAAAGCAGAAAAATCAACCTTAAGTCTAACAAATGCTTGTGAAGAAGTAGCAGATTTTGGAGTATATCCTAATTGCTTAGCAGTTTTGACAATATTGTCTCTTAAAGAGGCAGACGACAGAAAACTCTCATTAACTGCCATCGTTGTATTGAAGGCAGTGTAATAAGTATTGTATGCTAACAGATCTACAACTGCTGAAAGAGAAGATCCTTCAAAATCGTAGTCTGTAAAGTCGCTATTACGTTTTAAATAGTCAATTAGAGTCGCTTTAATATCAGCGTAGTCTAAAGAACTTACTTGTGCGAATGCCATTTATTATATTCTAGATGAAGATGTTAATGATAATGTAACGTTATTTACCTGACCACTGTCGGGTATCAAATATACAATCTGAACCTCATATGCATTATTTGATTCATCTAAATCAATAGCAACTTCTATCAACGAAACTCTTGGTTCATATAAATTAATTAAATTCTCAACTTCAGTTTTAATTGAACCTCCTGTGACAAAATCAAAGGGTTCAAACAATAAATCAGGAATTCCACTACCAAATGACGGATTAAAAAACTTTTCACCCTTTCTGTACGAAAATAAATTAAGAAGTGACCTCTTAATAGCATTCTCATCCTTAAGAACAGCAAGATCTTTCTTCAAAGGGTTAATTTTGAAGGTAAAACTTAAATCTTTGTAAGATCTTGACGGTAAAAGCGCCATTTGGTAGTGGATGTTTTAGTTATTTATCATGATTTTTAGAGTCTTTCTCCTTCTTTGCTTTTCTCAGCAGTCTGTCAGAGTCAATTTGAGTGATTAGAGTCATCCCAGACTTAATAAAGTCTTTACTTTTGTCAGTCGGTGAGTTTCCCATCGGTTTTTTGTGCAGTT